TGACAACCAACCTAAAATGGCGATAAATAAAAAATACTACACCAATTAAGAAGGTGAAAATTATACATAAATTAGCCAAATAAGAAATAAAATAGAATTAAAGACTATTAGTTATCAATCTGGCCTTATTTGCTAATGAAACTTTAGTTTGAGGAAAAAGTGCATCAAAACCAAGTTGTTCTCCAATAGAACCGGCAACTCTAATAAAAGATGGAATATATTCCAAAGCGTTCATAATAGTATCAATTGATGACTTAGTTTTTGGAGCCGCAGAACAACTACCACTAATTGGGGCAGCTAATGAAGTAGAGGCTGTACTGAGAACAGCCTCAATATGCATTATAACCTCAACTTCCAATAAAACATTTAAAGATGTAAATTCATCCACTTGGATGAGCAAGCCCTCTTGACCAACAGCAGTAAATCTTGGAGATGAATCAGAATTATTAATAGACACAACACCTGCAGCTGTGTACTCTACGGTATCACTTTGTGTCAAAGTTGCAAGATACACTGGTGATGAACCTGAAGAATCGAAAATCCTGAATGCATCAGGAGAAACAGGTTTAAATCGTATTACAACTGCTTCAGATATTAAATCTTGTGAAGTGAAAACATTAACATCTGGTAAATCAATAATATTTGTGACTGATATACCACCTCCTCCTGGCAATGAAGTTGGTAGGTTGACCATATTATTGATGACAGAGTCTGCACCGACAGTGGAACTAGTTAACAAATTTGGACCTGGGCCTGGAGATACAATGGGAACTTTAGCTACAGTAATGCGAACAGGATTAGAATTTAATCCTAATTTATTCCTAATTGTGACTCCAAAAGCGACAACCCTATAAGAACTGAATTGGGCATTTAATTGAGTTTGTGTAGCAATGCCAAACGCATCAGGTGATGATGCATAAACATTCAAACCCGATAAATTGGCGACATTCTTTGAAAAAACTGTTTGAAGCATGCTTGGAACAATTAAAGCAGTTGCTCCAGTAGTTTGACCAGTTAACGCAGTTAAGTTGAAAGTTGCCCTCATCTTATACGGAGCTGCATTATCATGACCCCAAGTTGGGATCATGGCACCAAAGAAACGTTTATCAAACGGATTTTTTAACAACATGGTGTAACTTGGTGATGAATTACTTGAATATGTCTTATAATTTTTTGTATTTTGTTTCTTATTTTTTGTTGAAGTTTTCTTTTTCTTCAATAAATTAATCTTAACCATAGCCTGAAAAAGTTGATTCATTTTTGCCATGTCAGAATTTGAATTTAGATTATAATTTTTGTTATTTTGAGGAATAATAACAACCTTTTTTGTATTTTTGTTTATGCGATTCATGCGTAACCAATTGATACATAAATCAATTGCGCTCGGGATGACTTACACTCATACCGGTCATTTTTATAAAGAGCCCGAAGCACTAAAGCCTGCTCTTGTAGATTCTTTGCATTATGCTGGTCAATCTACTGTTAAAAAACCGTTTGATTCAACATTTGGTAGCCTGATTATTGAGTGAATAATGGTAAATCGCCAAATGTACAATTAAATTATCTAGTTGTGACTGAACAACTACCTAGGTTTAATTGGAGTAAATTGATATGTGTTGAAACAGCCCCTACCTCGCTGTTCTCAATCCCACACTAGTATATGTGAGCCTTTGTTCTCCATAACAAGAACTGCTATTCCTCCATAGATGGAATAGGAATTTC